CGCGGTAGCGGGCGAGCAGCTCCTGGTGGGCCTTGTCTCGGGCGAGAAGCTGGCGGATCAGGCGGGCGGGCACGACGTCAGTCATCGCTCCGCGCCTCTCCCCCAGCGGGGTCAGCGGCACGGTGGCGGTCGCGGGCGGCCTTCGCCTCGTTCACGCTCGTTTCGAGCGCGACCATGAGGTCGACGATCTTCTCCTCGGCTGGAGAGGCCGGGAGGGGCGTACTGGCCGCGCCGGCGACGGCGGCACGGGTGCGGGCGACGTCCTCGATCTCGGGCGGTGTCTCCCCGTGTTCTAGGGCGAGCACCTCGCCGAGGGCGGCGTCGAGCTCGCGGTAGGCGGCCCACAGTTTCATGAGGAGCCCGAGCGCATAATCCCGTGTCGACTGGTCGTCGGGCATGCCCAGCTCGGCCCACAGGTCGAGCAGCTCACGGTCCTGGTCGCAGATGGCGGCGATCTCCACCGGCCCGGTCATCGGTCACCCCACACGTCGTCCCAACGGTCGACCATCCACAAGCCGAGACCGCCCTGCACCAGCGCGTAGGTGCCCATGTCCCACATGTCGAGGAGGCCAGCGATCCAGCCGGTCACCAACGACAGGACGGACATGATGAGGACGAACCTCAGCAGGACGTCACCCACGGGTCACCGTCTCGGGGTCGAGGACCCGGCCGACGGCGGCGAGCGTGCAGTCCAGGCAGGCCGAACCCCACGACCCGCCGCCGTGCTTCTCGATGGCTATACCGCCGATGCCGTTGGTGGCCGGCTTGCAGTGGCCGACGAGCGCCATGGCGCAGCGCAGATCCACCCCGTCGGGTCGCTCAACACCGGTTGAGGTGCTGCTGCGGTGCTTGAGCACGGGGATGATGACCTCGTGCCGCCAGCAGGGGACGTTCAGCCGGCACGAGTCACACGCGGCGTAGACCTGCCGGATGGCGTCGAGCCAGTACCAGGCCCGACCGTCTCGATGACGTACCGGGTGCACCTCGACGGTCGAGCGCCGGGTGGGCATCTCGTCGAACGGGTCGTCGTAGGCCGACAGCCGCGGGTCAGCCACTGTCGGCCTCCGTGTCCTCGTGGACCGGGCGGTTGCCCTCAGGCTCGGTGGCGGCGGCGAGGCGGTAGACGGGCCGCTCGCCGCGGCGTTTCGCGTCGGCGGTAGTGCGGCGGAGCCGGTGGATGGTCTCGTCGTGCTCGGCTGCGCGCTGCCACCCGACCTGCTCCAGGCCGCCCCGCTCGATGGCGAGCTGGGCGAGCACTGAGGGCGGGATGGCGTCGAGCGCTGTTGCGATGGCGTCGCCCAGCGGCAGCACAGGCCACGCCGTGATTCCCGTCAGGTCGATCGGGTGCTCCTTCGCCCCGGCGGCGATGACCGCCACCATCGCCTCGATGGCTTCCTCGCGGGCGCTCACTGCGGGGTCTCCGTGTCGCTGTGGACGTGATCCGCGGGCGGGCAGCCGGCCCAGTCGCGCCTCATGGGGTGAGGTCCGTCGGGGACGGCCGGTCGCGGTAGTGGGCCCTGTCCGTAACGTTGCGTCGGATCCACCGGTGGGCAGCGATCTGCCATGCGTGGCGACCGCCGTTGCCGTGCCAGCGGGTGGCACGGCGTTCAATCCCCCAACGGGTATAGGCCCGCGGTGCCCAATCGCAGTCCTCCCATTCGGCTTGCCACGTGCGCTTCCACCAGCGCTCTGGAACGCGCCGGGACGCCGGTGTGGTGTCCCCGGCTTCGATGTGGGTCCAGCGCTGCTGCACCCGGTAGTAGTCGATCTCGTGCGTGCTTCCCGAGAACTTCACGACCGGGGCTCCGGGTCTTCAGGGATCCGGTAGACGAGCTCGCCGACTTCTGGCGGCCCCGCGTCAGAGGCGAGCACGTGGAACCCATGCGTGGGCTCCGGGTGCTTGTGCCACGGACGGGAGTACCGAACCCCGACTTGCTCCAAGCCGCCTCGTTCCAGACCGAAGTAGCGGACACCCACAGACGCGGGGATGGCATCCAACATCGCTGCCGCCGCCTGACGCACGTGTTGCAGGTTCAGCAGATCGGCGAGGTCAGCATTGGCCGCCACGATCGCTTCGATGGCGTCTTCTCGGGCGCTCACGACGCCACCTCCATCTGGTGGGTGTTGCCGGTGTGGAGCCGCTCGAACTCGGTGAGTGCCTGTTCGACGAGTAGTTCGCCGACGGTGAGCGGCGGCCACGACTGGGCTTGCGGCACGGCCAGCCAGTCCATGACCGTCTGGTCGTCGGGTGCCGTCGGGATGCGTTGCGGGAGCCGGGCCACGTCGTCTTCGATCCATGTCGGGTCGAGCTGGTGGCGGCCGTAGTCGAAAGGGAGCTGTCCGGCGTGATGGCCGGGGAACCCGAGGAACGCGGGCCGCTCAGCGCGACGTGCGTGCCGGGCGGCTGTGGCGCGGCAGCGGGCACAGCCGGTGCGGGTGGTGGCCCGTCGTGTGCCGACACCCAACAGGAAAGCGGCGACACCGGCAAGCGCGACAGCGAACACCGGCAGCTCCGCCGTGAGATCCAACAGAGCGGTCATCGGCGGGACTCGTCAGCCAGCACCACGTCAGACGCAGCAGCCCGCAGCTCATGCAGATCCCAGGCCATCTGGAGCCGAAGCCACAGCTCGGCGCTGATCCCGAGTGCCTTCTCCAATCGCAGAGCGAACGGGGCCTCGATGTCGACGTGGCCGCGGCAGATGCGATTGACGTGCTGGTAGGCGCAGCCGAGCTGGTCGGCGAACGCCACCTGGGTCATGCCCCGCTCGTTGATCTCCTCTTGGAGGATCTCGCCGGGGTGCACGCCCCACACTGGACGCCAGTGCTGGCCGAGCGGCTCGGTCTCTGCGAGCAGAGCTGTCACTGCGTCAGCGAGTTGGTTGCATGCCTCGGTGTTCAGTCGGAAGTCGGCGGCGGTGGGGCTGCGGTAGAGCGCTGCAGCGATGTCGCCTCGGGTGGGGCCGCTCACCGTCGTGCCTTCCTCTCTGCGGCCAGGGTTTCGACGGTGACGACAGCGATGGACCAGGCCCCGTGGATGATGCGGGCCCACCCGGTCGGTTGGCGGTCCCACGGGCGCGGCCGGGGTGCCGGCTGCAACGGTTCGGACCCGAGGGCGGGTGTCGCGGTAGCGAGGACCCGGTCGACCGCCGCGGCGGTGAGGGCACGGGCGGCCGTCTTCTCGGCGGCTGCCTCGGCTGCGAGGGTGGCGTCGATGTCGGCCAACACCCGGGCCGTGGTCTTGGCGGCTATCGCCTTCGGGACGTCAGGCATCGCGGACCTCGAAGACCAGGGCGCCGTTGCTGGCCGCGTGGACGGCCAGGCGTCCCCGCTCGACGGCATCTAGCAGTGCTCTGGTTTGGGGGTCCGCGACAGCCTGGCAGAGCCGACAGAACGGGCCGTGGTCGTAGGCGGCACAGGCCCATTCCTCGCCGTGACTGCTCCACCGATACAGCGTGTGCCCAGCGGCGTTCGCGGGACATGAGCGGGCGGTCATCGTCCGCTCCCGAGGGCGGGCATGGCGTGCGGCATCTGGCCGGTCGCATACGCGGCCTGGAGCTGCGGCTGCATCCACTCCCCCGCGGTCGACCCGTCCGGGAGGACCGTCTGAGCGAGGAACTCATCCTCGAAAGCCACGATGCCGGTCTCGACGGCTTCGAGCTTGGCCTTGACGATCAGCAGGAGAGCCCGCCAGCGTTGGCGGGTGGCGCGCTGGTACATCTCCTCGATGGCGCCCTCTGTGCGGCGCTGCCGCGTGCTGGGCGTGTGGGTGATGGCCGGGTCGTCGCGGGCCGGCAGCGGGAGCGTGAAGCGCACGAGGCGTTCATGTGCCCGGAACTGGACCATGGCCCGGTCGGTCTCCCAGCCGTAGGCGAACTGGTCGGCGCCGAACCGGAGGAGTGTCTGCTCGATCTCGGCCCGTGATCGTTCCGCACTGACCGAGGTGCCTTCGGCGAAGCGGGTCATCCCGCTTCCCTTCCTGCGGTCAGCCGGCAGAGCTCGACGTCGAGGCGCAACTCCCGTAGCTCGACCTGGTCAAGCAACCGCTGCTCGCGGACGTGGAAGTACCGGCCCTTCCACAACTCGACGTCCCGTTCGAGACGGCGGACACGGCAGCGCAGGGACCGGAGTTCGCGGCGTTCGGTGCGGGTGAGGGTGTTGGCGGCAACGTTGACACCGGCGAACACTGCGGCGACCCCGATCAGCAGCAGAGGGGTGCCGTGCGGGTGGATGCCCCTCGCCTGGATCTCGCCGGCGGTGAACGCCAACAGGAGAGCCACCCCGAGGGAGAAGCGGCGCAACATCGAGACGATCACGACGCCTCGGTTCGCAGGACGTAGTCGGACTGGGATTCGCCGACAGCCGAATCACCCCGAGCGTGCTGCGGGATCCAGAACCGGCCGGCGTACTTCCCGAACAGGAGGCCACGCCCGTAGTCGGGGCCGTAGCAGGCGAAATGGCCACGCACCGACGTGAGAGGTGTCCCCATCCCGCCGTCGGCCTTCGCTTGACGAGCGGACTTCCCGGTTGGGAACACGTTGATCGTGTGGACCTGCACACCCGTGCGAGCGACTCGGCGGGCCTCTGCCCGGGGTCGCTTCGGTTCAACCAGCTCGACGTTCCGGCAGTTGCAGAAGTTGAGCGCACCGAGCAGCACGAGGTGCGCCATGTCCCAGTGCTCCATCGGGTACTCCGGGACGAGGTGCACCCAGTGCAGGTCCGCGGGCGTGCCGTCGTCGTAGACGGCGAACTTCCACAGGTGCGCGGGTCCGCCGGTCGGCGACGGTGAACCCTGGGAGCGGCCACCGACCCACACGAAGGCGTACATGGTCCAGCGCACCCGTTCCCAGTCGGTGTGCTCCGCGGGTTCCCACGGCTCTTTGTCCACGCCGACCTTGCCGGTCAACGTGAGGTGGTCGTCCACGGCGAGGGTCATGACGATGACGTTGCCGTGCTCGTTGACGTAGCAGATGGAGGCGTCCCGCCAGGGCGGGGCGATGCACGGGTGGTCGCCGTAGAGGTCGACTGGGTCGGTGCGGGCGACGAGCGAGCGGTAGATCTCGGTGGCGTCGACCACTGGGCCTGACACGAGGGCGAGTCCGAGCGCCATGTGCAGCACCTTGAGGTCTGCGTCTCTCACCGGCCGGACGTTCTTCGCTTTCAGGTCGCCGACGACACGGGCGATGGCTTCAGCGGTCACGACTCCTCCTTGGGGTCGCGGCGTTCCACCGTCTGCTGCGTCCACATGGGGGGCTTGGCTGGCCGCTGGCTGTTGCCGGGCACCGTGTTGGCGAGGAACCAGAACATCGCCACGATCACGGCGGCGACGGACAACGAGACACCGACGATCGCCACAGCGTCCGGCCACGAGATCGCGGCGATCACGGCAGCACCAGCCCGGGCCGGTGAAGCGAGAGCTGGTCGCCGCCGTAGACGGCTACGGGGACGCCGACGGCTTCGCAGCGGTCGTGCATGTCGGCGGACCCCCGGGACTTGGCGAGAGGCTTGTCGATGTAGCCGAACGCCAGGTCAGGGAGGGCGTCGGCCATCTCCTGGTTGCGACGATGCCCCGCGAGCGGGCAGAACTCGACCCCGGCCCGGTTGACCTTCCGGTGGCGGCCACCATCGTCGGGGCACCGCGCTGACGGGTGCAGGAGGTCGCAGAACGGCCAGGCTGGAGCGAACCGCCACGGCTGGCCCTTGTCGTGGGCGCTGGCCCACTCGTCAGCCATCCGGTCGGCGCCGTGAGCGAAGCCGTTGATGACCACGACCCGGTCGCCGTCGAGGGCGAGGGTGTCGAGGTCCCAGTGGATGACGTCGCGGTTGGTGAACGACCGCGACCCGAACACGAGCACCTTCACGAGAGCCACCGTCCTTTGGCTGCTGGCTGCCACGGGTCGGCGTCTTGGTCGTAGAGGGCGACCGGCCGTTGCGGGGCGACGCCGAACAGGGGCACCTCGGCCGTGTTCACGTGCTGCCCGTCGTGTGCGGCGTCAGCGAGCTTCTTGGCTTCCAGGTCCTCGTCGAGGAACCGGTACTGCTCGGCCACGACGTCGCGGCGCCGGCCACGTACCCACAACCCAGTACCGAACGCCACGGCGTGGGACAACGTCAGGGCGGCGGCAGCCCACGGATGCAGCACCCACGACACGGCCACTCCCCCAGCGGTGAACCACGCCAACATGGCGAACCCGCCCAGCAGACCCAGCCACACCAGGCCAGCAGCAATGTCACGCAACGACATCGGAGCGTTCACGTCTCACCTCCGGTGGTGGCGGAGCGGAGACGTGCGAGCGTCTCAGAGGTGAGCCACTGGGGTGCGGGGATGGCGGAGACCTCGACCTCGCGGCCGAGACCGCCGTTGCGGATGCGCTCCTCGTTGATGATCCGGGCGAACACATCGGCGCACATGTCGGGATCGGCGTCCGTCATGGCCCCCGGAATCCAGAGAGCGAAGAACAGGGTCGCCCCATGGTCGTGGTCGGACTCGGCGAACGCGAGGGCTCCACAGCCCTCCTCGTGGGGTTCGCCGATTGGCATCCCGCAGCCACCGCAGACCGGGTCGGGCCTAGGCATCGGTCGCCCCGGTGGTGGCACGGCGGGTACTGCACTTGCGGCAGAACCACGGGTCGTGCTGTAGGTCCAGCGGGTAGCCGGCCGGGGCCTTGCGTGCCAGTGGCTGGTCGAGCATGAACAGGCCGCCACAGCCAGCGCAGCCCACGAGGTAGCCGGGGATCACGACTCACCGCCTCGGCCGAGCCGGGCGCGGTGACCGATCACGAGACACCTCCGGTATGGGTGCAGGCGACAGCGGCGCCAGTCATCCAGCCCGCGGTCTTACGGGACTCGGCCTCGACCCCGACATACACGAGGGTGATCGGTTGGTCGCCGAGGATCTGGTCGCAGACGGGGCACAGCTCGCCGTACAGCGGATGGGAGGACGCGACGTGGCGGACTCCACCGACCTCGTGCACCTCCGCACCGACGGGAACACGGACAGGGATCACGAGGCACCTCCCGGGAGCTGCCGGTTGTAGTCGTCGTCCAGCAGACGACAGAGCGACCTGACGTCGACCGTGCCGTCAGGTAGCCGTGGTGTCTCCACCGGGACGGTCACCAAGTAGTTGGGCCAGAACCGGGCGGGGAACCCGTCGCCGGTCACGGGGTCACCTTCCGTGGGAGAGCCGGCTCAGCAAGGTGGCGGCGGTACGCCTCGGTGGCTTCGGCGGAGATAGGCGACCGGAACCAGGCGCCACAACCACAGCGCAGCTCCCACTCGCCATCAACGAGGCCGGCACCGGCGAACATGTGGATAGCGGTCAACATCCCGCCTCCCGGCCCTTCATGAAGGCGTCCATGTCGTCGATGCCGTGGGTCTCCAGCACCACGGTGACGCCGGTCACCTGGTGGAGGAACCCGAACCGCCAGCGGCCTTCGCCCTCGGCGGCTTCGGGGCGGGAGAGCCGCACGTCGGTCATGCCCTCGGCGAGGATGCCGGCCAGCCACTCGTTGGCCTGACGGATGGCGCCAGCCTCGGTGTTGGTCCACCCCTCTCCCGACAGGGCGACCGCACCTGAGCCGGGGTTGATGATGACCGTCACAGCCGCTCCCCCTCGGTGCCCCACCACGTCGGGTCGTAGCCGACGGGCAGCTCGCCGCAGCCGGCGTCGTATTCGTGGCAGCCGACCTGCTCCGCCACGGCGTCCTGGTGCTCCCCCTCAGCGAGCAGGCCCTCCGGGTACGGCTCGTCGCGGATGCTGTAGCGCCGGTAGCCGTCCCCGTACCGGGCCATCTCGTCCGGGGTGGGCAGAGCGGGGCGTGCGGCGCCGGCGAGACGGGCGGAGCCGAGCGGGCGGGCCATCGCCTTCCGGGTCTCGGCCTCGAGATTGAAGGCCATCAGCCCGACACCTCGCCGACCGGGACCTGGTCCCCGTCGGCCTCCAGGACGAACGTGGCCGGGCAGTTCCGGCACCTGAACATGCGGTCGCCGGCAGGGAGCAGGCGCTTCCGGTCGCTGGCGTCCAGGAGCTGGCCGGCCACGTGGTGGTCACCGAGACACAGAGACGCCTGCCGGTCCTCCTGCTCCGCTGTCTCGATGTCCTGCTTGAAGGCGTGCAGCTCGGAGCGGGTGAGGCCGTAGTTCACCTGCGCCGGCCGTACACCGACCTGCGCGATCTCGACGTTCAGCACGAACGGCGTCGCGTCGTCGCTGGGGTCGAAGGTGACGGTGGGGCGCTCGGGGGCGCTCACAGCGACGTCCCCTTGCCGGCGTCGAGCATGAACCGCAGCAGGGTGGAACCGATGCTCTCACCGGTGCATCCTTCGTCATCGACGAGGTAGCAGTCGGTGTACTGCTCCATCGTGAAGTCGCCGCCCTTCCATCCCTGATAGGTCTCCCCCAGCGCGGAGCGTGCGGCGTCGAGCATGTCGCCGACTCGGATGTTGTGGGCGACCTCGAAGGCGACCTCGCTGTAGATCCCCCGGTACGAGTGGGGGTTGCGGAACCCGAGAGGTATGACCAGGTCGGGGTCCTCGGGTTCGAGGGCGGCGATCAGTTGGCCGAGCGTCAGATGTCGGGCGCTCATGCCGCCAGCCCCCAGGCGACGGCCTTCACGATGCGGTGCTTGCCGAGCCTGCAGCACCGCGGGTTGTTGGCGTACCGGACGGCGGCGGGCAGGGAGCGGAAGCAGCCGCCGTGACGGCAGCAGCGGTCCGGGCACAGGACCCGGTAGCGGGCGAGGTGACGGGCGCCCATCACGACTCCTCCCGGGCCGTGGTGGCCATCTCGACCAGCCACGCCTTGTGCGCCGCCTCGACCCGGGCGCGGGCTACGTCGAGGAGAGCGAGCATGTTGCGGGCGCCGTCACCCGTGGTCTGTATGGTCACGCCGCCGAGCACGAGAGCGGCGATGTGACCGCTGGGGCTGGGTTGGCACCTGGCTTCGACGATGGCTTCTAGGTCGGTCTCCTCGGTGACTACGAGGGAGACCATCAGGTGTGCGGCCATGGGTTACGCTCCAAAGAGGTTCAGGACGACCCCGCCGGATGCGTGTCAGCGCAGGCGGGGTCGTTTGCGTGTACGTGGGGGTGTGGGCGGCCTGGGCGCAGCGGCTGGAGGCGCTGCGCACGGTTCCACTGGGGAGGACCAGGCCGCCCACGAACATGAGGGGGGTGCTCGCCGGCCTGGACCAGCAGCGGGACGCTCGGACTACGTCCCTGAGGACCATCACGCGACGCTTCCCTCCGCAGCTCGGCGGCCCGACCGGCGACGGCCGCTAGCCCGACGGCAAGCGCGGCATCCGCGCCATCCGCGCCGGTCGTGGTAGGTGTTGACCTCGTCGAACGGGTGGCCCTGCGGACAATGCGTCTTGTCGGCCATCCGGGCGGCGGCCACGCGGCAGGCATCGCCGCGCCTGATGTTCTCCTGTTGCGTGACCGGCTCCAAGTGGGCTGGATTGACGCAGTGCCGGTATTCGCAGCCGCGAGCCTTCACGTGGTCGAGTTGAAGTCCCTCAGCGATCGGGCCGACCACCAGCTCGTAGGCAAACCGGTGGGCCCTGACGTACCGCCCGTCAACCCAGAACCGGCCGTAGCCGTCGACGTACATGCCGGCCGTCCAGAGCCAGCAGCCATCCGGGCCAGCGGACCTGTCGACCTTCGGCCAGAAGCGCTCAGCAGGATCATTCACGGCTGATCACTCGGCCTCTCGGCACAGGGCGGAGAGACAGCCCGCCCCGCCCGCGACCCGCTGTACCTCGGGTCGGTGCATTCCCGGCGGGGGGGCGTGCCGGGGACATGGCGCCGGGCGGGGGCGGGCACGCCACAGCGACGAACCCCCATCGCTGTGTGGCGGAGATGGGTGCTGGACCCGACCCCGGCAGCGGAAGGGGCCGGGCCCAGCGATGCACCGGCACGGCGGTGAGCCGGTGCAGAACAGTGGAGGACGGCGGTCACGGCTGCCTCGGCTTGACGTCGCCACGCAGGTAACCCCGCACGGTGCTCACATCGACTCCGAAGTTGCGGGCGATCTCGGCCAAGGTCTTGAACGCCGACCGCATTCGGCGGGCCTCAGCAACCTGATCCGCAGTGAGCTTCGGGTGACGGCCGCTGCTGCGACCGTCGCTGGTCCCACGGGTGTACGCCCGCTGGGCGTGCGACCGGCACAACCCGGTGACGCCCCCGGCTGCCGCACGGGTGCAACCCGGGAAACGGCACGCCTTCCCGAAATCTCCCGGGCTGCCGACGGTCACGACGCCGCCTTGCGGCGCACCGGGGTGCGCACATGCGTGTTGTCGGCCTTCCAACGCTCCAAGTCGGCCAGCCGGTAGCGGACAGCACCGTCGAGCTTCACGAACGGGGGGCCGCCGCCACGGGAGCGTTTGTTGCACAACGTCTGCGGGGCCAGGCCGAGTTCCCTCGCAGCCGCGGGCGTGTCCAGCATCGGGTCGACAACGGTCACGACGCACCGCCGTTGCACTCATGTGCCGAATGCGACTTCGGCAGCGTGCACGCAGCCCGCTCGTTCGCACGGCGGCGCCGGGCCTGCGGGCCGCGGTTGAACTTGTAGAGCACGCGGGCAGTGGCGTTCTCGACCTCGTCGGGGTGCCGGCGCGAGAACCGGCCCGGAGGCTTCTCGGCCGTGAACCAGTACGGCAGCGGGTACGGGGCGGCCATCACGCACCTGCCCGGTCGGTCGGCGGCGGGGGTGGCGGGGCCGGCTCAGGCTCCGGGTCCGGCGGCGGCGGTGGCGGCTGGCGCGGCACCTCCGTGTTGTTCAACCCGGCACCGATGCGCAGCAGGATCTCGTCGCCCTCGACCCGCAGCGTCCACAGCTTCCCCATGAGCGGCAGCCCGTCGAGCTGCGCGGCTTCGAGGATCGCCTGCGCTGTGACGTCGATGACGTCGGTGAGGGTCTCGGGGGTCATCAGGCTGCGACCTCCCGTGTCTGCCACCAATCCCGCCACACGCAGGCCGGGCTGTCCTTGGGGGGCTCGCAGTGGTAGATCGAGCAGCTCTCGGTCAGGCCATGGCGAACGAGCCTGGTTTCCACAAGGACTATCGACCGTCCGCACCAGCACAGCGCCTTGAGGGCGCCAGGAGTCTCCCGCTTTGCCCTTGTCCCTGCGCGCTTGTCGATCCTCTCGCCCGCGGGGGGTTGGACGTCGGTGGTCACGATGGGGGCCGACCCTGTGCGCTCACCCGAAACCCATGGCCGGAGGTTGCCGAACTGGTTGCTCTTGTCGGTCCATGAGAGACCGGTGAACTCCCATGGCCCTGGCCCCCAACCGTTGGGTAGACCGCTCACGCCACGACCTCGTCTACTGAGAACAGCGAGTCGTGTGTGGTGTCGAGCGCCTTGGCGATAGCGATGCGGGTAACGACAGGCGGCTGCACGACACGCAGCGGGAGCCGACGAAGCCGCTGACGGGCAACGATCCTGTGGAGGACCCGGGCCGCGGCGTCAGGTATGCCCTGTCGCCCGCCGAGGCGCACCGCGGTGAGGCAGGACACGTGTCGGCTATGGACATAGCCCACCCATCCGCAGGCGCAGAGGAAGTGCGTGTCGAATGGGTTGTGGATGGCACCCGATCGGCAACCGGGGAAGGCGCAGTCGCTCACGACGCCTCGCTGTTCAGGTCGACGTCGAGCGCCTTGGCGATGGCGATGACGGAGGCCGCGCTACCGCGGCCAGCCTCGACCTTGCTGACGACCCGTGTGGCTACTCCGGCCTGTTCGGCGACGTCGGCCTGACTGAGCCGGCGACGGTGGCGCTCCAGTCGCAGGGCGTCCGCCCAGTGCGGGCGAACCTCCTCGTCGGACTCTGTCTGGTTTGGCACGAGCCGTACCGTACTGGTACTGCCGATTCAGCGCAACCCCTACCGAGGCGGAATCTTCGTCCGGGTTGTCGATTGGAACGGAACGTGCCAAAGTGGCGGCCGTGGCCCATCCGCCGGACCCTGCACTGATCCGCGCCGTCGCCGAGGCCATCGGAGCACTGCGCGCCAAGGGGATGTCCACGCGCCAGATAGCCACCGAGTTCGGTGTGAGCGATCCGACCATCACCCGATGGGAGAACGGCGACCGCGCCCCTCGGCTGGATCAGCTACCCGTCCTCGACGCCCTCTGCGGCAAGACACGGGGCTACGTGCTCACGCTCGCCGGCTACGTCGAGCCCATGGACATCGAGGCCGCGATCGAGTCGGACCCTGCGCTCACGCCTTTCGGGCGGCGCACGGTCGCCGGGTTCTACCGCTACACCCGTGACGAGTTCGACCCGGGGTCAGTCACTCAGTAGTCGCCGAAGCTCCGTCGCCGTTGCTCCATGCGACTGGGCGATGACCGCGAGCGCCTCGAAAAGCACCCTCTGCCTCCGCTCCAACCGTTCGAGCCGGTCGGCCGCAGGGCCACCAAATCCGCCGTCCGCCGTTCCCGCCGCCTGGCGGGTGTCCCCTTCTGCTGGCATGTCGGGAACGCCTCCTGTCCCGTTTCCCACCCTCGGAGGCGTTCGCCGCCGCCGTTCCGATCGCCCGTTCGTGAGTCCGCCAGCACTACCCACGACCGATGGTCAGCTATTACAGCCCGTGTTCGATGTGAATAACCACCTTGATCTTCTCTTCGCAGGTGACCGCACGCCCCTCCCCGTGCCAGGTTGGGGGCGTGCGGTCGTTCCTCCGGGGCGGGCCCGGAAGGCCGTGAAGTGGCCCCTCACCTCGGTGGGCAACGCAGTTGTCCTGACTGGTGTCCAGGTGAGGGACCACGACCGTCACTCCTCGACCCGCTCGGGCACGCAGTCTCCGGCGAGCTGGATCTTCTCGTAGATCCCGTTCGCCAGCCCCTGGGCGGTGTCGACGTCGAGCGTGAAGGACCGGTCGTCGAGCTCAACATCGATGAACGGGACGTTGCCGCCGTCGGGGTGGACCTCGATGCGGAGCCGGGGCGCCGTCGCTGTCGACGGGCGGATCACAGCAGCGCCCCTGGGTCGATGCGGCCCAGCACGTCCCGCTTGCGGGCCAGGTAGGCGTCCACCTCGGCCTCGGGGACGTCCTCGAACCGGGCGTACCGGCCCGACAGCACCCGGAGGTGGGCGAGCAGGTCGTTCACCTCGCCGGCTGCCGGTCTTGCCGCGTAATCTGCCATTGCGACCTCCTATGTGGGTCGTCTGGCCCGGGGCTGTGCAAGCAGTGCCCGGGCCACTTCACGTAGTGAAGACGGTAGGCGATAGTGCCGACGGTGTCCACGGTGCCGGCACCGTGGTAGTTGGACACGGTGCCGGCAGTCGGTAGACCTCCCGCCGTGGGACACGTCGCCATCGATATCGACGAGGACCTCCACGGCCGCGCCCGCGCCCTCCAGGTGCGCACCAAGCTGAAGTGGTCCGAGTGGGTCGAAGCGGCGATAGCGGAGAAGGTCGAGCGCGACGAGGCGGCCCGCGCCGAGGCGGAACGCAAGCGGCGGTCACGCTGAGGGGTTGACGCCCGGCCCGCACTGAGCGCACTGTGTGCGGGGTGGCGGGATTCGTGGAGTCCAGGAACGGGCGGTACCGGGCACGGTTCACGCCACCCGGCGGCCGGGAGACCTCCGAGACGTTCGACCGCAAAGGCGACGCCAACGACTGGCTCGACGAGCAGCGCGGCCAGGCAGTGCGCGGAACATGGATCGACCCGAGGGGCGCCAAAACCCTGTTCGGGGATGTCGCGAAGCGGTACATGGCCGGGCAGGTACACGTACGCGAATCGACCCTCGCCAAATATGAGGGCGACCTCCGCAACCACATCCTGCCCGCCTTCCAGGACCTGCAGCTGCGGGCCATCGGGCACACCCGGGTGCAGAACTGGGTGACGTCGCTGGCCAACAAGGGGCTCGCCCCGGCGACCGTCGAGTCCATCTACCGGCTCGCCGGCATGATCTTCACCTACGCCGCCGTGGACGAGAAGCTGATCCCCGAGTCCCCGTGCACCGACCGGATCAACCTGCCGAAAGTCAGCAAGAAGATCACGATCCCCGGCCTCGAGGCTTTGGAGCTCGTGCACCCGCGGCTCCCTACCTACTACCGGCGCTGCGTGCCGACGCTGGCGGGGACCGGGCTCCGCCAGGGCGAGCTGTTCGGGCTGACCCTGGACCGCATCGACTTCCTCACCAAGCAGATCCGGGTCGACCGGCAGTTGCAGCGCCGCCCGAGACTGCAGGCGCACCTCGACCGCCACGGCAAGATGCCGAAGGGCGAGACAGCGGTGTCGTTGGGGGACGGCCTGTTCCTGGTGGACCCGAAGAGTGGGCGCTCGAACCGGGTGGTGCCGGTCGGCGATTTCGTGCTGGGGGTGCTGTCGGCTCAGGTCGCCGAGTTCCCCCCGACCGGGCCCGGCCTCGTGTTCACGACCTCGACCGGGCGGCCGGTCGCCCGCCAGACCGTGGACGATGCGTGGGAGAAAGCGACCCGCAAACGCCTCGCATCCGATCCGGGCCGGCCCGACCCGGGCGAGGACCGCGGGGAACGTGACCCGGCGATCGGCCGGTACTTCACGCTGCACGACATCCGGCACTACTTCGCTTCGCTGCTGATCGCCCGGGGCCTGTCGGTGGTGGCGACCGCCGCGATCCTGGGGCACTCACCGGAAGAGTGCATGCAAACCTACGCCCACCTGTGGGTTGATGACTTCGACCGGGCCCGGGCCGCTGCGGACGCGGTGCTGCAGGCCGGCGGCGACGAAGTTGGATCGGATCGAGGCCTGGGCGAGGCCTGACGGCCTGATTCTGGGTGATTTCGAGTGCGAACTACCTGGTCAGGTGCCATTTCTTGTGTCGAGCCGGCTTGTTTCCCGCTTACAAGCCGGCTCATCGTCACAGCACCAGGCGGCAGCCAGAACACCGGCCCTGACCTGCACGAACGCCTTACCTACCGTTACCGGCATCTACCTAGTCATACTGCCGAATCACGGCCTGGACACGGCCTCACACGGCCTCAGCACGGCCTGACGGTCGGTCGCGCACGGGCGGCCTTCCCGGTTGAGGCGGACCTGTTCAGTGGTCACTTGCGGGCGTCGCGGATGTCGTAGACCGCGGTGCGGGAGAGGCCGGCGGCGCGGGCGATCGCAGCGATGGGGAGCTGGTCGCGCAGGCACGCCCGGATCTCTTCGTCGCGTGCTCGGCGTGCGGCGTCGAGGTCGGCCTCAACGGCAGCGATGCGCTGGCGGTGGGGTGCGAGTCGTTCCTCTGCCGTTGCCATCGTGCTGACGTTAGTGGTCACGCCAACCGAGTTTACGGTAGTGCAAAGCTAGTTGACAACTATGCCAAGTGGGTTTACACTCATGTACATGGCGAACGACACCACCGACCCCCGCAAGGCAGCCCTCCGCAAGGTCATCGAGGCCGAGAAGTCCCTGACGGCCGCCATCGTGCTGCTCGACGATGCCCCCGGCGAGGGCTTCACTCAGACGGCACTCCTGAGGGTTGTCGAGTCGCTGATCGGCCCGAAGCTGCAACTGGACCGCCACGTCGAGCGATGACCGCCCCGAAGGTGGTGTGCCAGTACCGGCGGGCCCGCAAACTCGCAGCCGTGGTTACCGCCGCCTACCCACACGACCCCGACGCCTACGACATGGCCACCTTCTACGGCGAGACCAAGTGGCGGCTCGCCGCCGACATCGCCGGCATCACCCCGCCGTCCGAGGACACGATCGCCCTCACCATCGAACTCCTACGAGAGAGGACCACCCAGCCGTGAGCGAGCCCGTGTACCTGTACAGCGACCAGCGGCGCCACGTCGCCGACCCCGAGGACGCCAGCGGCACTCGGCGGCTAGCACTGTGCGGCTCCCTGTTCCTGACCGAGACCGAGATGGTCGCCCGGTTCCGCCGGTTCCTGACCGGCGACCTGACCCTCCAGCGGCGCATCGAGAAGGCCCGGGCGCTGCCGGTGTGTTCGTGGTGCTCTAGGCGTTGGGCCACCCAGCCGGCGGCGAGCAGCCAGCCGCAGGGTGGTGGTGACTGGGTCACCGACGACCAGGGCCGGCTCGACGACGGACACGGCGACCCGCTGTGATCCGTCTCCTGTTCCGTCTGCTGCGCCTGCACGGCGACGCCCGTGCCATCTCGAAAGGCCGCTACGGCGAGCGGCTCGTTCGGAGAGCTGGCCATCGAGCGCTAGCGAGAGCCTTTCGACGATCGCCGTTTCGGCCATGAACAGACCCCCCTGCTCCATCAACGGCTGCTCGAAGCCAGCAGGCACTCGAGGCTGGTGCTCAATGCACTACGAACGCTGGCGCAACCACGGCGATCCGAACGTCAGCCTCAAGCCATGGAAGAGGCGACCATCGACCAAGAACCTACTGACGATGATCCGAAGCGATCTTGAGCGGTCCCAAGGTGACGGAGTTCCGCTGCCAGGGTTCTGTCCGACCTGCGGCGATGCCGTTCCGTGCCGCTGCTGCCGTCTTTGGGAGAACGCCACAGACCAAGGGGGTTATGGCTGGGGCTCACTCGGTCCGATGGTTAACGGTCGTCGGAAGATGATGCGGGTCCACCGCTGGGCTTGGGAGCAGGCCTATGGCCCGATCCCGCCTGACGTCAACGTGTTGCACTACTGCGACCAGCCGCCCTGCTTCTACGTCGGCCATCTCCGGCTCGGGTCACAGCTCGACAACATGCAGGATCGACGGCTGAAGGGGCACTACTCGCTCGGTGTCCGGGTCGACGGTGCGGCTCTGCGAGCCGCACGGCTCAGCGCGAGGATGTCCATGGCGGACCTGGCACGGATCGCCGGCATCACCAGCAGCCACCTCGGGCATATCGAGCGAGGCCGAAGCAATCCGAGCGCAGAGGTGGCCATGGCCTTCGCCCGGGCGCTCGATGTCGATTTGTCCGTGCTGCTCCGGCCTCTCACTGGAGTTCAGCGGTGAGCCCCCAGCGCCTGGTGCGCCGGCACGCCCACCGCCAACTCGGCCGCTGGATGCGCAAGGGCGGGCTCTGATGACCGACCGCATCGACGCCATGAGCGACGACGTCCTCGCCGCGCTGCCCGACGAGGAGCTTGAGATGATCGCGGCTACAGCCATCCTCGACGCTGCCATCATGAACGGCACCCGGTGGGCGGCCAAGTATCACGATCGCTGCGACCGGGTGTACGACGAGTGCGCTCGCCGCAAGCGAGGCATCTACGGGCGGGCGTGGAACTCGGCGGTCCTCTCTCAGGGGCACCGCCGCATGGTCCAAGCCGTACCGGATGAGTCGCCGTGATTCGGCGCGACGTTTCCCGCTCCCGCGCACCTACAAGGACTACGAGAACTCGTAGATCTACAACACCCCCAGGCGCGACGGTGCCCCGCGACCGGAGCCGCGGGGCATGACGTCGAGCCAACTTGGAGCGGGGGTGCGTCCGGGCCGTTCCCCCGCAGCGGGTCTGCGCTGTGCCACTAGGCGGGCATGACTGGCTACCCCGGAGGCAGACCCACCGCGGAGCCTACGTCGGCGTGTTGGGCACCCAGTAGACGCCGAGCACACCGGCGATCACGGCCACGATCTGGCCGATCTCATCAGCGCTGATCGCGTCGTCGGACAGCACGGTGACGAGCACCGCGACGACCGCTGCTAGAGCGGCAACAACAGCTTTCGCTGCGTTCATACGGGCCTCCTTCTATCTGGGCGAGCGCAGTGCCTTGCGGATGCGCTCGACTAGCTCGGTCTCCGATGGGAACTCGGAGACGTGGATCTCGATGTGCGCCCCGCTGGCCAGCGGCCACACGCAGCCGTCGAGCAGCAGCGGCTGCGCGGGACGGCGGATGATGCCGCCTCGATGCAACGTCACGGCTCGCACGACGCCGGCTCCGGGAGCGCGTCGTAGGCCTGGTGGATGGTGTCGATCACCTGCCGGCGGCCACCGAGCTGCGTCACCATGTCGACCAGAAGCTGTTCCTGCTCGACCCGGAACGCCAGCGCGATCACGCAGTCCTGCTCCTGCCGGGCCTCCTGTTCCGCCTCGACCTTGGCGAGCGCCTGCTGCGCAGCCACTGCGGCGTCCTGCGCCTGGCGGGCCGTCGTCTCCACCCGCCACATGCCGCTCGACCCGGCCGCTACGACGAACACGTAGGCGCCGAGACGGGCCGCGGCCGGGCGGTTCACCGCACCTGCTCCACAGCCCACACCAGCCACGCCAGGCCAGCGAGGTAGGTGATCGTCCACGGCCAACGTTGCAACGCCCGCACGATCATGGTTCGACCTCCCGGGTCTCCTCCGGCCGGTCGTTTGAGCGCCGGTTGTCGGCCCGCAGGAAGACCGGGGCCGCCAGCAGCCCCGAGTAGAGGAGCAGCAGGCTCTCGCGCACCGGGCCCCCGTACACCGTCGCCTCGAAGACGATCAGCCCGAGGGCGGTGCACACGATCATGACGTCGCGGATGAGCGGCCACCGCTCGGTCAACCGGTCCCAGTCCACCGGACACCGGGAGCCTCTCCTCGGGTTCGTGTGGGACAGCGGTGCGGGGTCTGGGCACAGCAAGCCACGACTACTCCTTCATCGATGGGTTAGTTGATCTGCGCCCACACCCAGGCGGCCACGCTCGTCGCCGCCGCCAACCCCGCCACCACAGCGAACACCCGGGCGAACGGCGACCACCGCTGATCATCCAGATTCCGGCGGGCCTCGTCGGCGTCCTTCAACGCTGTCGCGGTCGCGACCCGGGTCCTGGCGTCCGACGCGGCCTGGTCGGCCAGGCGCTGGAGTTGTAGCGCCATCTGCTGCTGGGTCTCCCCCAACGCCACCAACGCCTGCGCCGTCTTCTCCGTGCTGCCGTTGATCTTCGCCAGGTGGTCTTCGTGGCGGCGCAACTGCTCCGCGATCTCCCCCGCGGTGTGCCCGCGGTCGAACGCCTCCCGCGCCGACTCCTCCGCCACGACGGTCAGTCGACGGCGCCCGCGGCGGCAGCACCGAACGTGTCGACCAGCACCTCGCGCAGGCGCTCCTCGAGATCGTCCGCGGTGGCGAGATCCTCGATTCCGGGCACCGCGGCGATCAGGGCGGACGTCAACGTCGGAGCCAGGCCCGCGACGATCGCTGCCTCGTCGACATCGACGGGCTGCTGCGCCTTCACCGCGGCCAGCACCTCGTTGAGGGTGACGGTGCCGGGGTCGTCGGTCCAATGCCACGGGCTGCCCGCTGCGGTGGTGACGATCCCATTGCCTTGCCCGGTCGTCAGCCACGACAGGACAGAGGCGAGCTGCTGGTTGATCCACTTCTTGTCTTCGTTGTCGAGCACAAGATCCTCCTGGGGTTGGGGTGGGGTGTTGCTGATCGCGGCCAGACGGATCGACGGCAACGCGGCGAACAGATGGCCGCCGGGGCACGCTGTCGAGGCGGTCGGGGACTGGCGGTGCCCCCGCACGTTCAACTGCCACCACCCCCGGTCGTGGCCGTGGCGCAGCAGCTCGACCAGGGAGCGGCCGGCCGCAACGGTGAGGGTCTCGTTCTCGTAGTTGCCCATCAGGCAGATGCCGTGGTGCTCGTTCTCGTCGCCGAGTACATGGCCGCCACGGATGCCGGCGCCCCGGCCCTCGTAGATGACGCCGTCGTCGCCGTCGATCACGAAGTTGTACGCGATGTCGGACCAGCCCCGGCCCCCCTGGGCTTTGGGGCGCTGGTGGTACGCCTGGATCTGGCGCATCCCCGCAGCACCACGCTCGCTCCCTGCGGTGTGGTGCACGTACACGAGGACGCTAGGGAGCGCAGCCATCCGCCTTGGGGTGCTCAACGGTGGGCGGGCACCCCACTCCTCACGGGAAACGATGCGCATCAGGGCCTCCTCCTCGATCAGTAGTCCGGGAAGGCCACGAACACGGGAGCGAAGGTGTCGATCGACACCTCGGTCCATGGCGGGGTGACGGAGTAGCCGACCGCAGGATCGATCAGGTTCTGGCTGACCATCGCGATCGAGCACCGCCGCGGCGGGGTCGCAACCTGGGGTGGCAGGATCTTGCACAACTGCCCGACTGTCCTCCCACCGGGGATGTCGCGGCCCATCTCGGGGAGCGGCACACGAGCGGTCGGCCAGTAGGGGCCCTCGGGTGCGGTCGCTGCGTACGTGTCGAGGTGGCCGTCGGTCAGCTTGTGAGCGACAGCCGAGTAGCGGTCGGTCGTGACCTTCCTGATGCCCATGTCACCGCGGATCGGGTTGCCGTCGATGTCTTCGATCGGCACCGCGTTGGCGACGCCGGCCACCCAGGACGACCCGTCCCAGAACGTCCAAGACGCGACGGTGTTGAGCGAGCCGTTGGCGACACGTGCGATACGCGTGAGGCTGTAGTGGTTGTCCGGGTCGTCGAGCACATAGTTCGGCGCGGTCGGGTTGCCGGTGGTGCGGGCATCGAACGACGGCACGAACTGCATGCCGTTGATGTAGGTGAACCCGTCGCTGTCACGCCACATGCCGCAAACCCAGAAGTCATCGGACAGCGCACCGAACCCGCAGGCGACGTGGGACGTGTAACCGAGGAACACGTGAAGGGTGACGATGATGCTGTCGATCAGCCTGCCGTGAGGCTCCCCATTCGCGCCGGGGGATTCGACGTGCCAGCACGCGACACGGATGGTGTTGGCATCATCGATCACCGCGATCGGCCACAGGATCGTTCCCGCTGGGAGACCGGCCTGCACTACCGCGTCGAGCCAGACCCCGGAGGCACCCGACGCGTAAAGCTGGGTCGCCCCAGCGAACGTACCGGGTGTGGGCGCGATGATGGCGCCGCTGCGCTGAGGTAGCGGCGTCGTCGTGAACAGGTCGTTGACGACCGCGCCGACTCCTGCGTCGAACCAGTCGGCACCGACCCAGATCACGTCATCGGAGGACGCGATGTGCTTGGCGTCGGTGACGTCGCCACCCAGGTTGTTCCACGTGGCCGTCGGGGCCCCCGAGCCGGCGTCACGGTAGAAGTCCAGGAAACGGGTCCGTACCGCGATGGCCGCGGTCTGGTCGATCTGGGCGCCGCGGGACTCCAACGCCGCCCGCGTCGTCTGCGCTGCCACAGCCGCGAGCGGATCGCCGTGCGCGGTGTCGTCAGCGGCGTGAGTTGTCAGGGCCCCGAGGGGGTCGCCGTGGGCTGCAGTGTCCGCTTCGTGGGTGGCGAGGGCACCGAGGGGGTTGCCATGTGCGGTGTCGTCAGCGAGGTGCGCTGTGTCGGCGGCCTCGATGTCGCCGATGTCGGACTCGGTGGTGGTGACCCGGGCGGCCAACGCGGCGACCTGGTCCGCGGAGCCGACGAGTTCGATGGTGACGATGAGGTCGCCTTCGACGACTGTCGCCGAGAACGAGCCGGGCATACCGGGATCGTCGGAAGGCGTCCAGATGCCGGTGATGATCGGCTCCTGGTCGTCGACGACGAGCTCCGACAGCGACCAGGGGGCCGGGGTCGTGAGGGTGGCTGACTGTTCGTCGGTGACGGTGATTGTCAGGGCGTCGTCGGCGGTCTGGATGTCGAGCGGCAGGTCGCCGAGGGTGGATGTGAAGGTGCGCCCAGCTAGTGCCCCGGTGGGCCAGGTGAGTTGGAGGACGAAGGTGGTGCCGGGCCGGAAGATCAGGTCGGCTGAGGGTGGGCGCGCGTCGATCAGGGGCAAGGCTGGTCTCCTCAGGTCAAGATGAGGCGGCGGGGTCGCCGGCTGATCGAAAGCTCGGGCGTGCCAGCGGGTGCCAGCGTGAGCAGCCCCGGTGTCGCTGCCAGGGTGACGGGCCCCAAGCTCGGGGTTGACGGCACGGCGACCAGGGTGAGCGCCCCCGGGATGGCGTTGATGATGTCGCCGGCCGACTGAGGGACGACATCGACCGGCTGCAGGCTCAGAGTCCCCGGGGCGGCAGCCACGGTCATCGGGCCCGGCGTAGGCGTCGCCCCTACCGGGGTGAGGGTGGTCGTGCCCGGCGTGGCGTTGAGGGTGACCGGACCCGGCGTCGGGACGACCACGACCGGGCTGATGGTCAGTGCCCCGGGTGTCGCGTCGACCGTGCCTGGGCTGCCCGGCGTGGGGGTGGCTTCAACGGCGCTCAGGGTCAGGGTCCCGGGTGTCGCGTCGATGGAGACGGGGCCGAGGGTGGCTGTCGCTGCGACCGGTGCGACGTTCAGGCCACCGGGGGTGGCAGCCACAGCGATCGGTCCTGGTGTCGCTGTGGCTGCCACCGGGGCGAGGTTGAGGGCGCCTGTCGTCGCATCGACGCTGACGACCCCAGGGGTCGCTGTCGCTGCGACCGCGGTGAGACTGATGCTTCCGACTGTGGCATTGACAGTTGTGGCGCCGGGGGTAGCTGTCGCCGCTACAGGACTGAGGGTCGCCGTCCCGGGTGTGGCGTTCACCGTCATGGGACCGGGCGTCCCCGTGGCCGCCACGGGGCTGAGGGTCAGTGCCCCCGGTGTGGCATCTTCCTCGGCGGGTGCCACCGCCGAACCACGCACGACGATGGTCGCGGTGATGGACCGTGACCCGCCGCCGGGGGTGAATGCCGCAGGATCCAGTGTCGCTACCGCGTCGTCCTTCGTCGCCATCGCCGTGTTCAACGAGTCGAAAGCGCTGTTGACGGCTAGCTGGTCGTTGGCGAACCCGGTCGGGAACCCGGTGTAGGTGGTGCCGCTGTTGGAGAAGACGGTCGCGATCCAGCCGTTGTCCGCACCGGCGCCCCACGACGCCGTCTCGCTGGCCGGGTCGTTGGTCCCCGTAGCCGCCGTCACCTCGACCGCCTGAGAGGAATCCCACGATGCCGCTGGCACCCGGATCGGGTAGGCGATCATCACGACGGCGCTCTGCGTCGTCAACGTCACCGACGTCTCGCCGCCCGAAGCGACGAGCACGAACGCCCGGAAGGTGAAGTTGCTTTGCGCCGCCGACCCACCAGTCGGCAGCACCCACGGCGACGACGGGGTGGTGACCGTCCCGTCGCGGTACTCGACGAGCAGGATCATGCCGTCGCCCGCCGCCAACGTGGCCCCGAACGCGACGTTGCGCGACGTGCTGCCGGTGCCCGACGAGTGCGGGGTCCCGACGGAGAAGGCCGGGAACGTCACGGGCTAAGCCGTTGCGGTGGCGACCCGCACGAGGTCGGCGACCGCCAGGGTGAACCCACCATCGAGCGGCTGAGCGGCAGCGAAGCTCATGCCCCACACCAGGTGCCGGGTCGCGTCGGCGCCGGCGCCTTCGTCGTAGACGACCGCACCGTGCACGTCGACGCCGGCCGCCGCGGCGAACACGACATCGGCGATATCGACGTTGGCCCGGTTGTTCGTGTCGTCCTGCGTGCTGGTCTCGGACGTCGCCGCGATCCGCTCCGCGTGCAACGACAGGTCCGTGATCGCGTCGACATCGGCGACCGTGTCCAGGTCCTGGTCGATGATCGATGCGATCGCCGACGCGGCGTCGATCACGAGAGCACAACGCAGATCGAGCGCCGTCGATGAGAGGGCGCACTCCATGATCCGGTCCGCGCCACGGTTGTAGGTCACGACAGCCATCGCTGCCTCCTCACTGAAAGGGGGTGGGGTGATTCGTTGGTCAGGCGGGGCTGAGCACGAAGGTGGTCTCCCAAAGGCACCCACCTTCAGACCAGCGGTGGCCGATCTGCTCGATGAACTCGTCGTCGTCGATGCCGAGCCCGGTGCTGGCGCCGGTGGCGGTCAGGTGGATCATGTGACCGACCCGGCGGCGGATCGCTTGGCGCCGGTATGCGGCCGATTTGCTGGCGTAGAACGAGATCGACACAGGCGGCCGCTGGTCGCCTGAGGCGGCGAGGATCGCTTCCCCGTACGCTTCGGCGCCCGCCTCAGTGGCGTGGAGGATGGACGGGCTGCGATGCGGAAGGATGGCGTCGTGGTCGTCCTGGGACGCCACATCGGCAACGGTCACGAACCGGCCGTCGCCGCCGGTCGTGTTCGGGTCCTGCAGCGTCGCCTTGGTGTGCGGGCCGTTGTAGCCCCGCACCGCGAACACGACGGACTCGTTGATGAGACCCTTCGTGAGGCCCTGAAAGACCGTTGGATCCTCAGCCTCGGTGCAGTCGATCTTGTAGGCGAAGACGATCCCGGCTTCGGTGGCCGGGGTCCCGGAGCTGACGATGTTCCCATCGGCGAACCCGTAGCCGTCGGGCGGGTCGAAGTCGGGCGAGTAGTCGATGGTCGACGCGCTACCGATTGCGGTCCCGACGATCAGGAACAGGGTCGGGGCCCGACCCCAGCCATGGACCAGCGCGCCAGGATTGAACCCGGAGACCGGCTCGCCCGCGGCGACACCCTTGGGTGACTGGTACCAGTTCTCGATACGGACGATCGCGGCGATGAACAGGCCCGCCGCAGCCCCGGCGTTGGCATAGAAGATCACGGTCGACCCGCCCTCGGTGCCGTCGCACCAATGGGAGTAGATCCGCATTCCGGTGGCGGTGCCGGCGTCGCGGTGCGAGCTCCACCACAGCGGGGTAAGCCAACGCTCCCCCGAGGCGTTCGTAGACGAGGCGATGAAGACGACGAGCAGGTCGCCGTCGTTGACGGTCGGCATCGTGATGTCGACGTTGCCGGACCCGATGACTGTGGTGATGGTGATCCCGGACGGGGCGTCCGCGGCGACACCGGCCGTCACCTGGTTGACGACATTGGACCGCTCATCGAGCGGGGCGATCTTGTGGTAGCTGAACTGGCCGGGCCCGTCGGAGAACCAGGCTGCCGGGCTGGCCGTTGCGCGGGCTGCCGCATCGGCGAAAGCGAGCGGGCCCTCGTTGGTCTCGTACAGGAACCCGCGCTCGGTTTCCTCGGCGAGACGTGCCAGGTCGAGGGCCTTGCCGTCCGCGATCCCGACCGGGCCGGTGGTGATCGTGCCCTGGTCGATGCGCCCGGGTGGGTTCAGGAGTCCGGCACGGTTGAGGACGTCACCGACAACAAGCCCGGATGGGGCGCCGCCGACCGCGAGCCGGGGGGACGCTACCCCGGCCTTGGCTGCGTCGGTCAGGCCTCCCTCACCGACGATCGTCGCGACCTTCGCTCCGTCCACCGGGGCGTCGGATTGGATGTCGATCACCTTCCCGGTCCACAGGCAGCCCTCCCACTCGCCCGCGATGTGGTCCCACACGTGGAAGTCGCCGATCTCCGGTGACCGGCCGGTGTGCTCGACGTAGAAGCCGTACAGGCCGACCTCGCTGGTCGGCGGGTTGTCCACCTCACCGACGGCGACAGGGGCGCCGCCGACGTAGGCCGTGACCGTGTCGCCCTCCACCCCGGCGCCGATCGTCATCCCCTCCCACGCATCAAGCGGATACGTCGCCAGCTCGGACAGGCCACCGCCGGTCCAGCTGCGGATGCGGACCAGGCGGTCCAAGACGCTGTAGTGAACGAACGTGAAGTTGTCGATGTCGGTCCAGCGGACCACGATGCCGACGTCGCGAAAGAAGTCCGCCGCTGGGATCTGCCGCAGGGTGGCCTGCACGTAATAGTCATCGACACCGACGTCGACGGTGGAGACAATGTCGGACGAGAAGTCCGCGGCCGCCGAGGCGACCTGCCCGACGACCGTGAAACTGCCCTGCTGGTTGGTCCAGACCTGTCCGGTCTCGGTCGTGCCGAGCGGGCCATCGGGGCGATTGAACCGGTCCCGGGCCAACAGCACCGGGTCGTCGGGCACCGACTCGGCGGTCCGGACCCGGATCCTGCGACCCGGCTGCAGCGAGAACGGTGCGGCATTGAACGGTGACGCCGTGTTGTAGCGGGAGAACTGGTCGCCGTCGTTGTTGAGTTGCACCCGGAGCGTGCCGGGCACCGCGACTCCCGCTACGGGGGAGGGCCGGTCGCGGCCCGACAGTGATTCGCCGGTGAGCAGGAACCCGGTCAGGTTCTCCTCCGGCTCGGAGAAGTCGCCGTCGTTGTCGAGGTCCATCTCCAGGACGATCTCGGACAGCTGCGGGCCGGAGCCGTGCGTGACAGCCAGCGGCGCGTCCCCGCCGACCTCGAGGCCACCAGAGACGTGGGTGTCGACGATGGTCACGAAGCCACGATCTCGAAGTTGACGACCTGGAAGGGCGGGTTCGCTGTGTCGCTGTTGCCGCCGAGCCCGACACCGGAACCCTGGGAGATGACCGTGCCGCCGGCGCTGCCCACGTTGCCCTCGATCACCGAGTTCCAGCTCGGGCTTACGTTCTTCCGGCCCCAGTAGGCGTTGTCGGTGCTGCCTGAGGCGATCGTGACCTTGGCGAACGACGACGAGGTGTCGAGCGCATGGACGTGGTCGATCGTGCCGCCTGTGTCGCCGAGGGTCGCCCCCGTGCCGGAGGTCGCTTTCCCGAGCGGGACCCGCTGCTGCAGGTTCGGGACGTTGAACGTGGTCGACCCGTTGCCCACGCCGTAGGCAGTGCCGATCGCGGCGAACAGGGCCGCGAACGTGGTGCGCGAGACCGCCTGCCCCTGGCACAGGAGCCGCCCGGGCGCCGCGGTGGCGCGGGCTGTGGGGATGATGTCGCCGACTTCCAAGCCGTTGCCCTCCGCATCGTCCAAGGTCATCGTCGGGATGACGTCGATCCGGTCATTGAGGTCCTCGATCACGACCGGTGCCGGGTACTGCTCGAACCACATGGCCACCCCGTCGCTGGTGCGGGTGACGTAGTAGCCCCAGATGTTCTGCGCCGACTGGTTCGCCGACGACGTGAACTGCTTCTCGACGTTGACGGCCTTCGTCGGGTTGCCCTGGGTGATCGTCCAGCCGCCGGTCGACACCGCGGCGGCCGAGTAGCCGGTGAACGTCGCCTCGGTGAAGTCGGTTTCGTCGAGGGCGTCGATCTCCGGTGGGGTCAACCCGGCGGTGACGTCGGCCTTGTAGAGCCTCAGCACGTAGGCGACACCGGTGACGCCGTTCTGCAGGAACGCTGCCTCGCCTGCGTTCAGGACGATGAGGCTCACAGCGTGCCGCCGGTCTGCTCAACGATCTCCGCAAGGAGCTCCGTGGGCGGCACACCATCGTGCACCGCGTGGGCGAACAGCTGGTTCACCTCGGCCCGGTCCCCGGCACGTTGCGCGGTGAGCGCAGCAGCAACGACATCCCGCGCATGGGCGAGTCGTTCGGTGTCAGTCATCCGTTCCCCGCTCACGCCGCACCCCTGATCTGGCCGCGGTCGATGGCGTCCTGCACGAGCCGGACGATGTCGCGCTCGGCCATGATGCTGCCGGCGTTGTTCATGATCACGGTGGTGCCGGCCCCGCCCCCGCCGAGGTCACGTAAGCCGCGGGGCAGGGGCACGACGGCCTCGTCGAAGCGGCCCTCACCGATCATGGCGAGCGTCGGCCCGGTGGCGATACCGCCCTCGGCCAGCGTCGGGATGTTGGGCAGGTTCCAGCCACCGATCGAGCCGCCACCGATGTCGATGTTGGTGCCGGGCACGTGGACCTTGGGGATATCGAACTTCGGGAACTTGAGGTTGTTCCACCAGCCGATGATGGTGTTGATGACCGACTTGAAGGCGTCGGAGATCCCGTTCCACATGCCCGACGCCGCCCGCCCGATCGCTCCGGGCAGGCCCTTGATGAAGCCAATGACGTCGTTGAACCGGGCCACGATCCAGTCCTTCACCGCGGTGACACCGGCCTTGATCGTGTCCCAGTTCCGGACGATGGCCAGCACGGCGAGCCCGATCGGCCCGGTCAAGATCGCCAACAGCAGCGGCCAGTTCTCCTTCACCCAGTTGAACGCCGCCAGCACGGCGTTCTTGATGGTGTCGAAGTGGACCACGAACAAGGCGGCCAGACCGATCACCGCGAGGGCAACCAGGGCCATCGGACCCATGGCGATCAGCCACGATGCAGCGATGAGCGCAGCGTTCACGACGGCCGCCACACCCATCGCTATCCAGCCGGCGACATGGATCGCGAACTGCACAGCCGACACGACCCCGGCGGCGAGCGCCCGCGCGCCGATCAGCAGCCACGAGCCGACCACGATCGCCGCGTTGACGGCGGCACTAACCCCGGTGGCGACCCAGCCCGCCACCATCCGCACCGACGCTGCCACCGACCTCACCGCGGCCCACGTCGCCTTCACGCCGATGATCGTGTAGTGCGTGGCCACCGACGCGGCCACCACCCCAGCCGTGACCTTGAGCCCGGTGAGGGCCTTCTCGTTGTCCTTAAAGAACCCCTTGGCTGCAGCGAAGCCCCGTCCCAGGTCGTCGCCGTAGGTATCAGCGAGGCGCTTGCCGGCCGGGATCGCCTCCTCGCCGATGAAGTTGATCAGCCCGCCGAGGGTCTTGCGCTTGAACGCCTCGATGTTCGTCGCGGCGTTCTCGTTGAGCTGCACGCCGAACATCTCTGCGGCACCGCCCACGTCGCCGAGCGACGCGTCCATGTCGATCAGCGACTGGAGGAACGTCGGGATCTCGGTGACGTTCAGGTCTTCGAGCGGGGTGCCGAACAGCTTGATGGCCGCGTTGGCTCGTTCGGTCGGGTCCTCGATGCCGAGCAGACCGTTGACCAGATCGGTCAGCGCGCCCCGGGCCGAGTCACCACCCGCCAGGAACCGGGCAGCCATCTTGTCGGCGTTGAGCCCCGCTGCCTCGAACGCCTCCACCGAGGTGGTCGACATGTCGGTCGCCCGGATCGACAGCTCCTTGACGGCGTCACCGGTCTTGTCGATCGCGAACATGCCGTCGTGGCTGGCGGCGGCCAGCAGACCGAAGGCCTCTTCGCCGGTGAACCCCATCGCGGTCAGGAACCCGCCGTACTCCTCGATCGCAGGGAACAGCTCCTCCCTCATGTTGGCGGGCATCTTCTGCATCGACGCGACGATCAGGTCGAAGGCGTGGTCGCTGTCGCGGGCGAGGCCGTGACTGATCGAGATGCCGGCCAGGCCCACGGACTGGACGACGTCGAACCCGAACCCGTTGGCGAGGTCGAGAGCCTTGGCTGTCGTGTTCTCGATCGCGGAATCGCTGGCGCCGAGCATCCCCGGCAGGGTCGACATGACCGCGTCGACCGCGGAGCCGACCTCTTCCATCGATTCGCCGTAGGCCCCGGCGAACAACTTGCCCGAGACCCGACCGACCCGCGCCGAAGCATCGGGGCCAAGACCCAGCCGGGCCGCTACGGCGTCGGTGCCCGCCTCGCGACTGAACACCTCGTTGAGGCCCATCATGAACGTGGCCCCAGCCGCAGCACCACCGGCGAGCGCCGGGCCCTTCAGCTTGTCGAACGCACCCTCAGCGACAGCACCCACCTTGCTGTCGAGACCCGCCAGCCCGGACATGACACCACGGACGAACCCGTCGCCCGCGCCCTTCCCGGCACCCTCGACCTGGGCGCCGGCCTTGTCCGCATCGGCACCCACACCCTTCAGGGCCATGCCGGCCTTGTCTGCGCTGGCGTCGAGTCCGTCGAACGCCTTCGCCGCCTTCGCCCCGGCCTGATCAACCTGGGCGCCCGCCTTGTCGGCGTCACCCACGATCCGGCCCATCGCCTTCTCGACCGTTTTCACGCCGGCGTCCATGCCGGATTCGAGGTCGTCGAGATCGGCGCCGACCTTCACGAGCAGTTCATCCAGTGTTGCCATGGATCACCCCTCGCTGCGCTTGCGGATTGACCCACCGAAACGGTGGGTCAACGACTTGAGCATCGTCGCCATCTGGTTCGGCGAGCTGGTGCGGCGGCGGCTCCAGTCGGGCATGAAGTCCGCGGGCTTCAATCGCTTGCCCTTCTTGCCCTTCATCGCGTTCGCGACCGTCGCCGACACGACGCCGGCGAGGACGTCGGCCCGGTAGCCGGCGTCGAGTGGGCCGGTCTCTTCCTCGTACACCGCCCACTCGGTCAGCTCCCGGGAGCTGATGCGCGCGAGCATCTCCTCGACGGTCATGCCGCCGAGGGCCAACGTCAGTCGGTGGTAGAACCGGCGCTCGGGCCGGTCCCGGAGTTTCCCCGGGCGTCCTCTTCGGCGGCCTCGTCCATGCCCGACAGCCGCTTTGCGACGTCGAACAGCCGGTCGATGACCGCACCCGACTTGAGGCCCAACTGCTGGGCGTCCTTGTCGTCGAAGATCCGCTTCTGGGTCTCCGGGTCGACCAGGCACTTCACGAGGACCTTCGACCGGAAGTCGGCGAGACGCAGCTCGACCTCCTGGCCGGCTGCGCCGCCCTTGCGGACAGCGACCATCTTCGCCTCGAAGCTGTCCCGGTCGGTGCCCGACATGCCCCGCACCCGCACCTTGACACCCCACTCGGGGACGTCCATGTCCTCGAAGTCGATGTCCTCCGCGGCGAGGATCAGGTCCTTCAGGTCCTTGGCAGCGGCGGTCACGAGCCCTCCGTGAACACCGGAGCGCCGCTGATCTTGAACGTGAAATCCGCGCTCATCTTGTCGTCGTGGGGGTACTCGTGGCCCATCCCGGTGATGAACGCCGAAAACGCCCAGTCACCGCCCGGCGGGTCCGGGAGCACGATCATGTAGTTGCGCGGCTCCGGGTCCTGGAAGTCGGCCACCAGCGAGACGTGGATCGCCGGGTCCCAGTTGACCTCGAACGTCACCTCGCCCGGGTCGATCAGGCCGCCAACGTACTCGCGGAACCGGTCCACGGAGTCGTGCGACGACACGTCGATGACGTCCCGGTCGAGGCCGGGACCGGTGATGTTGGTGGCCTCCCCGATCGTGGTGAAGACCTCGGTCGGGGTGGCACCATCGCCCCGCTGGAACTGGGCGCCAAACGCGGAGAATCCGGCCAATGGGCTACCTCCTTAGACGGGCGGCTCGTCGCCGCCACAGGGTCAACTTGTTGGGTCTTGCTCCGTCGAGAACCGGTACGTCACCGGCACGTCCCGGGTGTCGCCCGGCGGTTCGGGATCGACGCGCGCCGCCCGCTGCTCGAAGTGGCACATCACGACGGTGTGCCCATCGACCAGGGCGTCGAGCGCGACGTGCTGGTGGTCGAGCAGCTCCCGGATGCGGGCCTCGATCTGGAGACCGTTGAGGTGCCCTCGGGCTTTCGTCCAGATCCGCAGCGTCCACAAGGTGACGCTCCCGAACCCGCCGTGGACGTTGTCCGGGGACTCGATGCTCTCGTCGATCGTGACGTAGTCGCCATCGACATCCTCCGGCACACCGTCGAACACGCCGTCGATCAGGGCCATCAGGGTGGCGTCGGTGGTCAACCGGGTGTAGATGCCGGCCTGGAGCGGTACCGCTGGCGAAAGGGCGGGCAGGCTCATTCGATGGCCTCCCGGATCTCGTCGGCAACCCGTCCCGGGAACCGGCGACGGGCCGTCTCGGCGGCGGGCCTGACGATCGGGCGGGCGGGCCGGTTCTTGGTGCCGTGCTCGATGATGTTGACGTGCCGGGCCTTCACCCGGGCCGCCCCGTCGAGCCCGTTGCTGGTCGCTTCGACCGACTCGGCCAGCGGCGGTTTCCCTCGCCGGCCACGGCTGGAGTCCCCGACCGGGGCACGGCGGCGAATGTCCTTCGCTACCGCCTTCACCTCGTCGCCGACCGCCCGCTCGGCGCCCCGGTGAATGGCTGCCGCCTTGGCCGCCATCGCCTGGCGTATGTCGCCGTCGATCTTGACCTTGAACCCCATCAGGACACCTCGGCCTGGGTGGTCTCGCACTCGATGCGGAGGTAGGTGCTGCGGCTGTTGCTTACCGCGGAGACGACCCTCAGCCGGCGGCCCTCGGGGACATCGGACGGCAGGTCGCCGTCGAGCTCGTCACCTCGTCGGACATCAGCGCCAGCGGTGGTGTGCAAGACGTGGGAGAGGTTGGCCTCGGCCTGCTGCGCCAGGAGCCGTTCCTCTGTGGTGGGCTGACTGGCCTGGGCCCGGATCTCGCCGACCTGGGAGTAGGTGACTGTCGTCCCACCGATGCCGTCCGCGACGGTCGAGGGCCGGTGCACCGTCAGCAAGGTGAGCGTCAGGTGCCCGATCGTCATGACCCGAGGAGCCCTTCGGTGCCGGTGCCGTAGTAGGCGTCGAAGGGCTGCTCGGGGAGGTCGCCTTCCAGGGTGACGGTGCCGACGCCGAGCTTCCCGGCGGCACGACGCACGAGCTTCCGTTCCCGGGCGGTGAGGTACAGGGTGGCGACGCCGCCGCCGGTGCCTGCGGTGTAGGAGTAGTCGCCGAGGTTCTCGGACTGGTGGCCCATCGGGTTGGAGAACCCGCGGCGGATCATCGCGACGATCACCGGCACCACAGCCGGCGGGCAGTCCGGCGACTCGACGTCATCGAGCAGCGGGGCCGCGGCCAGCCGGACCAGGGCGGAGGCGTCGTCGATCAGCGACTGGGCCTGCACGGAGTCCAAGTTCTCGAACCCCGGGCGGGCAGCCAGGTCGGCAACCGTGATCAGGCCAGCCATCAGGTCACCACTCGGTCACCGCGTGGGCGGCCTGGTACTGCTCGACCACGGCGGCAGGGATCGGGCCGGACGCCGGGACGTCGACGCCGGTCTCCTTGGCCCACGCCCGCACGTCCTTCGCCGCCGGCTTCGGGGCCGGCTCGACATCAGGGGCGGTGGCGACGGCGACGGCGCTGGCGACCACTTCGGTGGCGAGCGCCTCGGGGTCGATGACTGGGCCGATGTTGGGGTTCGCCTGGGCCATGGCCTCGACGTCGAGCGTGCTGGCCGCCACACCGTTGTCGGAGGGCGGGAAATCGAGACGCACCGGCCGCCACAGTTGCGGGCGGTTCTTCACGATCCACGACGAGGCGTGAGCGAACGTGCTGCCACGGATGATCCGCATCGGGCGCCCGTCGAGGTTGACGCGGCCGTTCTGCTTGGCGACGAACACGTCACCGGACACGTAGTGCACAGGGGTGGGGGCCATGGGCCTTCTCTCCTTCGAGGCAGGGGAACGGCGGCGCCCGCCGCTGTAGCTGCGCAGCGCGTTGACATGGATGGCGCCACCGGACCAGTCGACGTCGAGCGCCGACACATCGGCGCCGAGGAACCGGTGAGCGTGACGGCCACGCCGACCGCGGCCAGGTACCAGCGACGGGCTGTCGCGGTGATCGACCAGCGACGGCCACGGATAGAACGTCTGGACCCCCTGGCCGCCGAGCCACCGGGAGATCCGCTTGTCGTAGTTCGGGATCGACTGGCCGCCCGTGTCACCCCACTGGACCATCGGGCCGATCAGCTCGACGGGCATCACGATCCCGACACCCCAATGCATGCTGTCCATCGACAGCCACGACACACCGTCCTGCGTGGCCTGTGCTGCCAGCGCCGTGACCATCGGGGCGAACGGGGTCAGTTTGCCGACGTAGAGGCACAGCGGCGTCCTGGACGGCACATGGGCAAGCGCTGACTCGATGCCGGCGACAAGGTCCCGGCACACGATCGCGTCGTCCTGTACAACCAGCCAGTGGGTGGCTTCGGGGTCGTTGCGGTGGGCGAGCATGGACCGGCGGCCGGTATCCCACCGGTCGTCACGTTGGTCCCAGACGACTTCGGCCGGGCGGTCCAGCGACGCGAGCAGCTCGGGGATGAACGCCTCCCTCTTGCGGTGCGCCATCACGGCGACACCCACCCGGATCACGGATCCCACCTGCCGACCGGTGTAGCGCTCCCTTTGCCGGAGAACCGGCGGGTCAACCGGTACCCCCACGGCTCCAGGACAGCAGCGATCGCGGCGTGCTCCGGCTGGCCCCACTCCTCGGCGAAGATCACGGGTCGCTGGTCCCGGATCGTGTACTCGGCGCCGGCCAGCACCTGTGGTTCCATGCCCTCGACGTCGACCTTGATGACAGCGACATCGGTGAGCCCGTAGCCGTCGAGGTCGCGGACCGGCAGAGTCCCCTTGCCTGTTGCGAGGCGGCCCTTCCCGACGTGCAACGCCTGCCCGTCGATGACCCCGAGAGCGGACGGATGAACGGTGATCTTGTCGCCGAGCTCGTTGAGGTCAACGTTGCGGGCGAGTTCGGTGTGCTTGATCGGCTCGAACGCTGCGACGTCCAGGCCGCAGATTCCGGCGAACCACAGGGTGTGGTTGCCGATGTTGGCGCCGGCGTCGACAGCGAGGCCGGTGAACCGCTCGGCATAGATGTGGTCGAGCAGCGGCTTCTCGTAGGGGACGCCGGCCCGCCAACACGCGGGGATCTTGCCCTGGGCGTCGTAGAGCCGGATGCTGCGGCCGTGAGCGGTGAGGGTGAGAACCTGGTTGGTCTGGGTGGGTGTGGCCCAGTTGGCGCGGCGTTGGACCCGTTCACGTCGGGCGCGCCGTGCGGCTGCGCTCAGCTTCCGGCGGTCAACCACACGCCACCTCCAGGGTGACGGCGTCGCCATCGACCAACCCGAGGCTGTCGCGCATCGACCGGGGGGCGACGACCTCGATGCAGCCGGGCCCGTGCCCGCGGCCGGCGGGGTCCATGGCGTGCACCGGGTGGCCGTTGAGCCAGGCGGGCCAGAACCAGTAGGGGCGGGACCGGCCCTTGACCAGACCAGGCCACGCCAGCCAGGGGGTGCCGAGGTCGACGGTCGTTTCGCAGCGCAGGTTGAGGGACCCGGGGTACGGCTGGTAGCCGAGCTCGCGGTCGAGGCCGCGGGCGTGCAGGGTGGGGGTGAGCTTGCGGGAGCAGGTCCCGGACCCGGAGAACACAGTGCCGGCCAACGTCGTGAGCGTGCCATGCACCAGGAACATCGGCCGCTGATGGACCGACCCGTCACGGCCTGTGCGCTCGAACTCGCCGATCAGGCGGAACGCCGCACCGGCAACCTTGTCGTGGATCGCTGGCAGCTCATGCCGTGCCGCCGCCCACCGCATCCACTCCTCGCCAGGTGCAGGCACCTCGACGAACGCTCCGCGGCGACAGGCCCGCACCTGGTCGAACACGGCCCGCCAATCCGCCATGTGGTGCAGCACCGACAGGGCGAGCACGACATCGAAGCGGGGCATCTCCCGCAGGTGACGGGCCGACACCCGCCGGTTCAGGACCGTGACCCGGTCCGAGGCGATCGAGGACAGGTCACGGTGATCGTCGATCGCGGTGACCTGGCAGTCGAACTCCTCGGCCAGTCGGGTCGAGAACCAGCCGGCGTTGGCGCCCAAGTCGAGCACGGTGAACGGCTCGTCGAGACTGGCCAGGTGCCAGCGGATCACGTCCCACCGGTCGACACAGGACCGCTCCCCGGCCGTTGTGGCGGTCGGCTGGTAGGTCATCGGTCGCCGAACCCGTGCAGGCCCTCATGGAGGAGACCGACCCGGTGGTGGCTCAGCAGGTTGGCTGAGCCAATGCGGGTCATGAACGACTCGCCGGCCTCGTCCATCCACGACATGACCATCACCCACTCGCCGAGGAACACGGACCCTTCCGGCTGCTCGTCCACGTCGAGTTCTTCTGCTGCCGCACCGTCGAAGTTCGGCCCGACGATGTCGGCCAACTCGGTGAGCAGATCGTGGATGCGGTTCTGCGCGGCAGCCTGTTGGGCGGACGATTTCACTGCGGCACACCTCCATGCCGGCGGTCCCGGGTGTTGGCCCAGTGGTGCCAGCCGTAGGAGCCATCGAGGTCGACCGGGCGGCCAGCGTCACGGTCCCGGATCGACTGCGGACCGAACGTCTGCTCCGGCAGGACCAGCACCCCGGGCCACTCCCTGGACTCCCACACCCGCTGCACCATGTGCGGACCCACCACCTGCGCCAACGGCTTACCGCCGTAACGCTCCACCGACCCGGCCGCCGCCGCGATGCACGCCCCGATGAACGGATGCTGCGCCGCTGCGCCGATCACGGCCTGAGTCAGGACCCGGCCGCCACGATGCCGGTTCGGGGACCACACCACGAACGCCTCACAGGCAACCAGCGGGTCGAACGGGCGGAGCGGCTCCACGTCACAGTCGACGTAGATCCCGCCGTACAGCCACAGCAGCTCCAGGCGGAGCAGATCGGACTGGAACCGTTTCCAGTCCCGTGGGCACAGCTGCTGCGCCCGGTCGAACAGGCCTTGGTTGCACAGGGGCGGGAGGTCGGAGGTGTACCGCCACTCCCTGACCTCCCACCCACCGTGCAACTCGGCGAGCCGCCGGCCGTAGCCGGCGAACTCGTCGGGGAGTGGGTCGTCCAACCACACCCGGTGTGCTACCGCCGGGATCACGACGTCGGCTCGAGCTCCAGCTTCACGAACCGCTGGGAGTCGGTGCCCGAGTTGTCCTCGTACACCGCAGCAGCGCCAGCGAACGTGGACAGGATGGAGGCCTCGGAGAGGCGCTCGGGGATGTAGTCCAGGATGCTGCGCATCCCGACACCGCCGGCGGTCGTCGACGCCGAGTCGGTGGCACCCTTGGGGGCGACTGGGACCCGGTTGCCCCACACGAACCCGGACCGGTGGTAGGCGATCGCCGAGCCGGCCTCCAGGCCGTTGGACTCGACGACGGTGAACCCGCGGTAGCGGCCCACGATCGCCTCGCGCAGCGCCGAGTCCGACGCGGCGGCGTCGGCGAAGCTCAGGTTCTCGAGGCCGAGCAGCACCTCGATGAAGTCCGGGGCACCGGCGAGGAACCGGTCCGACGCCGGGGCGTTCGCGTTGCCGAGCATTGTGCGGGCCGTCAGGACGTCGCCGGCGATGCTGGCGGCGGTGACGCCGGTGATGTCGGCCGTGAGGGCGTCCATCACGTCGGAGATCTGCTCCTCGGCGGCGGTGGCGACCGCGGCGACCTGCACACGGGTGATCTGACGGGCGAAGTCCTCCAGCTGGAGGCTCGCCTCTTCGTCGGTGATCAGCTTCCCGTTGTAGAGGTGCGCCAGCGTGACGTCGACCGGGATCTCGTTGACGTCATCGAACGTGATCGTGGCGCCGGGGGTGGTCTGCTCGCGGGCAGTGCCCGGCTGCGGGACCCGCACGGTGATCGTGTCACCGTTGGCCCCAGCGAACTCCTCGCCGGGGATGCGGGTCACCGTCATCGGCAGGACGAGGGTGCGGGTCAGCAGCTCGATCGCGACGCTGCTGATCCCCTGTGCGGTAAGGACCGCCATGGTTGTTTCTCCTTTGGTTCAACCGCAGCGACCCGGTGGCCGTGCGGGGGTCAGAACGACGATTCGAGGATCGACTTCGCCAACTTGGCCGGGTCGACCGCCTCTTCGGTGTCTGGGGGTGAGGCTCCTCCGCGGAGCTTCTCCTTGGGTCGGCCGAGCGACGGCTTCGCGCCGTCGTCCTTGCCGTTGGCCTTGGCCTTGCCATCGGCCTCGTCGCCGGCGTCCGACTCGTCGGATGCCTTCGGCTTGGGCTTCGACTTCACGCCGAACGTCTCGCGCAGCTCCTCGGCGTCGGCGACCAGCTCCTCACGGGTGTCGCCCCGCAGCCGACTTGCCTGTGCAGCAGTGAGCCCGTGCTCCTCGCCGATCTCGGCCACGAGCGCCTTGCGTTCGGCCTTGGTGGCCCGCTCCTCCATGGCGTCGAACCGGCCGATGAGCTTGTCCATCTCGGACTTGGTCTTCGACTGGCTGTCGTCGAGCTGCTTCTTGAGCGCGGCGGCCTCGGTGCGGTACCTGGCCGCTTCGGCGTTGGCCTTCCGGAGCGCCGCCTGGACGCCTCCGCTGCGACGGCCGGGCTTGGCCTTGTCGTCACCCGACTCGGTGTCGGTGTCGTCGGCCGTCTCGGCCGCCTCTTCGTCGTCGCCCGTCTCGGGCGTGGGTTCGTCGGCCATCTCGGCCCTCCTTCGGTGGTGCCGCCATCTCGGCGACGGTGGACGCCAGCGACCCCGCCATCTCGGTGGGGGTCCTGAGCGGTGGATCTATTCGGCGGGCTGCGCAGGCGTTCTGCGGCCGTCCACGGGGCGGCCCTCACGCAGCCGCCGGAACGCCGTCAGGGCGTCGTTGTCGGTGCCCGACACGTCCGGGCCGATCTCACGCTGTGCCCGCTTCCATTCGTCACGGAACTGCTGCGACGTGGCAGGTAGGCGGGAGCCTTCGTAGACCGGTTCGGCGTCGCAGTCGCAGCCGACGTGCTTGTGGAACGCCCGCTCGTTGAACACCGGGCCACGGCTGGCCTGCATCGCACACCAGGCGCAGGCACCGGACGACGCGACCCGCTGCCACTTCCCGGTCGACGCACGATCGGACAAGGTCGCCTCGATCACGACCTGCCGGCCACCATCGAGAGTGAGGTTCTTTGCTGATCCCGCCACCCTCGCGAACCCGTTCCGGGCCGCCGCCTGCGCCGAGAACCCCCGCTGCCGGGCACGCACGATGCCGGAGAGACCGGCACCCCGCACCAGCCCCGCCACCACAGCGGCCACCGGGGGTTCGCCGGTCACGATCGTCGCAGCGCCACGCACACCTTCGGCCGCCCGGAAGTCCTGGAAGTAGCGGGCGGCCGCCGTCGCCGAGTCCCGGCTCCTTGCCCGCACGATCACCGCCGCTGCCGCAGCGAACGGGCCAATGGTGCCGGCCAGGTTCAGCGGGTCGACGGTGTCCCACAGGCCGAGCAGATCACTGACCGTCGCCGCACCGATCGACACCTGCAGCAACCGGTGCTCCTGCGTCAGCTCCGCGCCCTCCTCGCTGCGGGCCACTACGCCTGCTCCAACTCCCGGGCGTCAGCAGCAGCGGGTCGCAGAGACACCGGGATCGCCCCGGTGAACTTCACACCGTCGAGCCCCAGCCTGCGGGCAGCGTCATCGGGGTCGACCCCGGAACGGATCGCGACACCGAGGGCGTCGAAACGCTGCTTCAGATCGGCAGCATCACCCGACGCGGCAGCGGGGTCCGTGGAGGTCGCCCGGTCCAGGGCCGCTGTCAGGTCCATGAACGGGTCGGCCTCGTCGGCCGCCTTCTCCCACTGCTCGACCTCGTGCTGGGGCACGCCGGGGACCCGGCGCCACAGCGGACGGGGCGGCACGCCGAGCTTCTCGACCAGCAGGCCCAGCGCCTGGGCGGCCTCGGTCAGGGACCGGACACGGGTGTCTCGCCAGATCACCGAGGCCGCCGGGTCGGGCTCGATGCCCATCATCTCGCCGGCGAGGTTCAGGACCTGCTCGTAGGACTCGCCGCACACGGTGCGGTTCTCGTCGATCGCTGCCTGATGCGACGCCCTCGCCGCCTCCAACGCCTCGGCGCTCAGGTTGATGAACTGGCCCATGAGCTCGTGCACCGGGGTCTGCGAGACGGTGGCCAGGTGGCGGAGCGACGCCTCCCGGGACTCGATGTACCCGCGCAAGTCGGTCTGGGCGAACTCGCCGACCTGGATCTCGCTCGGCGAATCCTCGAACGTCCAGAGCTTCGACGCCGCCGCCTTGAGCTTCTCCTCTTCGTTCTCGGCCAACCAGCCGAGGATGTACCGCTGCCGGAACGCGCCGTAGTGCTGCGCGACCTGCAACCCGAAGCTCGTGATGTTGATCTGGTCCTGCAGTGGGATGAATGGTTGAGTTATCCCCCGCACCGGGTCGTCGAGGTCGTCGGTGTCCCGGAACCGCACCACCGGGCACACCTTCACCCCGTCGAAGGTCGCGCCGTGGATCCTCGGCTCCCCCGCCACTGCGAGCCCGTCACCGCCATCGGCGCCCGTGAACCCGTAGACCGCCTCGTCGTCGATGAGCCGCCACCGACCGTTCCGGAGCTTCTCCAACGCCGACTCCGGCCAGTCGTCGTCATCGCCGTACGCGACGGTCATCTGTCGGGGGCTGGCACCCCGCATGATGGGAACCTGCTCGCCCCGGGTCTGTTCCCCGGGCAGCAGGGTGGTGTAGCCGGCGCCGTACGGGAGAGCGGCCCGGTTCACGCCGATCTGGCGGGCGTCGAACCGGTTGCGCTGCCAGGCGGTCCACTGCTGCAGGTTGTCGCCGCTCGCCGGGGTCTGGAACCCGTCGACGTACATGTTCTGGACCCGGGCGTTGACGATGTACTTCAACACGTTGACCCGGGAGATCCGGGCCAGGCGAACCACGTCTTCCGGCACGCCACTCGGGAGACCACCCAGTCGGCGCTTGTCCGGGTCGTCACGGAGGTAGCCGTAGATCAGGTCGAGGCGGGGCTTCTCCGCAGCCCGGATCTCCATGAGCTGCTTGGCCTTGGCCAGCGCTCCAGCAGGAGTAAGCGGCATCCGTCACCTCCCTTCGTCAGAACGCGGCCCGGCCGGTCTTCTTGCGCGGCAACTTGCCGCTGTTCAACGCCAACCGGCGACCCATCCGGGCACCGACCATGCACACCGCCAGATCAACGAGCTTCCCGCTGCCGCGGCTGATCTTCCCCAGCGATGTCCCCCACGGATTCGGGCGCCGCCGGGCGTTGTGCACATGCATCCGCAACGCCGGATCCCCGTCATGGGTCAGCGTGCCGTCCTCGTCGATCTCCTGGGCGCACTGCATCGCCGCTTCCGTGAACACCCGGTTCCGTTCCGTCGACCCCAACGTCTTGATCCGCATGTCGAACAGCACCGAATGGCCCTTTGCCCCAGGGGTCGCCCAGATCGGCAGCTTCTTGGCGAAGTCCCGATGCCAGCCGTCCACCACACCCCGCCAGTACAGGTGCTCGTCCTCGTCATCCCGGGCCGGCGACGGGTCGATGCCGCACCACACCACGTGATACCGGTCGAACGCCGCCCGCCCCACAGCGTCAACCTCGTGGCGCGGCGCCAGCCAGCCTTTGCCCCGCTCCCCGTGCGGTTTCTGCCAGAAACCGAGGACGATGACGTGCCCGTCACTGATACGAGATGCCACCAGACCGGTCGAGTCCGACGACTTCGAGCAGTCCAGGAACATGGCGATCTGCTCACGATCCGCCACCACCAGATCAGCACGAGCCGCCTCGTCGAACCGGCGGGGATCAACCCACGCGTCCTCGGCTGTGGCGAGCCCGTTCAGGTAGTAGCGGATGCTGTCGGCCACCGACGTAGACGGGTCGAGCATCTCGTCCTCGAGGCGCTCCAGGTCCGACCACGGCGAGTCCATGTAGGCCGCCCGCAGACCAGCCCGCCGGGACTCGTCGTCATACAGGTCGGTGTCCGGTGGCGCCTCGATGCTGTCGTAGAGGATGTCTCGGCGCTTCGCCCGGCCCGACACCTGCGCCTGCCACGCCTCACACGACCGCTCAGCCTCGCTGTCGGCACCCTGCTGGTGTGCGTTCGTGAACTCGCACAGGCGGGCTTGGATGTGCGCCGGCGACTTGCCCACGTTCCGGCGGGCGACCGTCGCCACCTTGTGGCCACCTGACGACTCCGTCATGTGATGGCTCTCGTTGAGCATCACAAACGTCGCCGGATCACCCTCGGACGACTTCTCGCTGGCGGTCAGGACCTCCAGGCGCCCACCGGTCTCGTCCGCGGTGGCAAGGATCGTGCGGGTCTCCCCGCAGTCGACCCCGTAGAACTCCCGGGCCTCCCGGGAAAGCATGGCGTTCGCCACCCGGAGCACATCCTTGGACTGCGACTCCGAGTTGCTCGCGATCTGCACAAGCGGCATCCGGTGCCGCACACCAGCCCAGCCGCCATCCCGTAGCTGCTGAAGCTTGGTCGGACCGATGAGCTCGCACAGGCACATCGCCGCCCCGAGCGGGTCCTTACCGGTCCCCTTCGCACCCCGCTTCACGCCCCGCCGGAACAGCCAGCGCCCGGTCTCAGGGTTGTAGGCGTACCAGAGGATCAGGAACCGCTGCTGCCCCGGCGTGAACCGCCACGGCTCACCCGTCTGGTAGTCGATCAGGCCAGGCCCGATGTCAGGCCGCAGCCCATGCGCCCAATCGATTACCAGCGGCCCGAGGCTGTTGGCCAGCAGCCGGTCCTTCGCTGGCTGGCTGGTCGGCCAGGGCAGTGTGCACCACGCACCCGACTCGTGCACCCAGTAGCCCGGCGGCAACTCCAGCCGCTCAGAGGTCGCGGTAAGCGTCAAGGCGTGTCACCTCCGCGTCGTCGCCGTCCACCTCCCCCACCTCGACGTACCGGATCCGCAGATCCCGGCGCGCATCCATCGTCGTACCCAACACCTTCTCCCGCTGCCGCAACTCCGTCGCCGCCGTCGTCCGCCCATAGAACAGCGCGTCAGCCACCAAAGCGGTCTCCAGAGCGAACTCCCAATCCGACTCCGACCACAACCGGCAGTGCGGCATACGGCCGATCCGCCGCCACCACGCCCTCGTCTGGGCGTGCAGCTTGATGTCCGCAGGCCCGTCCTCCAGCAGAACCGTCCTGGTGGCCGGCAGACCCACCGGGGGCTTCCCCTCAAACGGGACGTTCACCACCTCAACCCACTCATGCGTCGGGGCGTGGTGATTCCGACGCTGCCCGGCAGGCTTCGGTTTCCGACCGGTAACCGGCATGGGTGCCCCCCTGAGGAATTCTGAGAACCGGTCCCGTTTCACCAGGAGGCCGACTCGCTAACCCCCCCGTCCGGCGGCCCCCTGGGGGGAGGGGGGTCCGAGGATCCCTGGGTGACGAGCCGTCGATCGGAGGCGCTTGGGCTTCGAGGCATTCGCTTCGCGTGCGGTCTTGGCGCGGTGGCAGGTTCCGCAGGCGGCTTGGAGGTTGGTCCAGCGGTGGTCGTCGTGGCCGTCGA